CAGCTTGGATACGTCCCTCTTTTCAGAAGCATAGTATATATCAAATATCATAAATTGCTGAATTGCCTCTCCATCCTTGTCTTTTGTCACATATTCGCCATCCACTAAAGACCAAGCACACGATTCCCTTTTTAACCCAGTTTTATAGACGTACATCGACATATCTATCATGAAAAGTTCGCCATTTCCATCAACAAGTCCCATCATACGAAGACCATCGGCCTTGTCTGTGACGTTGTATCCATCGCGAATATTTGTTTCACCGACGGTTCGTTCTTTTTTCACATTTTGAATGACCATTGTAATTGGAGCAACTCCGCGAAATCTATCTGTCCCTGTTAGAGTTTTATAATGCTCGAGGACTTTTTCGCTTTTTGATTTACGAATCAATAGATGATGTTTTTGAATACCGCGAAGAACTTCGCCGATTCCTCCAATAAGATTTTTCAAACATTCTTTTGTTAGCTCTTCCGTGCTAGCATGTTTTTCCATGGAACTTGCATCAGGTCTTAGAAGTTCAACTTCTATTTCATAAAATGCAGGTCTCTTTGTAATATCTCCTTGTTGAAAGCGACTTTGCCAAAGAAAATCTCCTCGTGGGCCTTTTGCTGAAGAACGAACCATACTTAAATCAAACCGTACTCCCTTCTCATTATTCATAAAAGTCCAGCGACGAAGAATGCGAAAGGCTTTTCGTTGTGTTGCCCATCCTTTCAATAAATCGCGAACAATTACGTCATCATTCTTTACAGATTCCTCACGTCTTGCTTTTACACGAACTCCGTAATCCTTAATATCCACATTAGATTCCTCTCCAGCACGTTGTTTCATAATGACTTCAAACGGCTTTCCTTCCAAAGTATCGTCGCGGCAATAATCTTCAATTGCTGCCATACCTGTGAGGGTAAAACGATATTGTTGAGGTGTAATAATATTTAGTTTATCCTCTTGAGGAAGTGCTTCAAAACCTTTTGCAGATAAACGCTGAGCTACAGATAAGAACGTAGTAGTATCAGAAGCATTATCAAATGTTGCTTCTAATTCTCTATCATCGTTCGCAATCCACTCTTCCACCATTCTTTTTAAAGAATCTATGGTAGCCGGATAGAGTTCCATGCTTTCTAATTGGGACTTGAACTAAAAGCTTAAGTTGCTAATCAATTTTAGGTTTTTATGTTTTTAGGCTTTTATTCGGCTTTATTCTTTCTTGTATTTGTTGCTTTTCTGGATTTTCTTACTTTTCTGGATTTTCTTACTTTTCGTTTTCTTGTTCCAGATGTTCCAGAAGAGCCACTTGTTTTTGCATCATTTAATGCTAATACTCTAGCTAAGAGTTTTTCATGTTGGTTTGGACCTGTTATTTCTTTTCTTGTACAAGGATCATATAATTTCTGACATTGGGCGGCAGGTGCTGTAGCAGTCTTTACTGCGGTAGCAGCAGCTGCCACTCTTGACTTTGCTTCTGAACTTCTAAAATATTTATAATGTGCTGAGCCAATTCTTCTATATAACCATAGTGCTGGCATTCCACTTAAAAACATACACTTCTTTGAAGTCTTATGTGATACAATTTCCAGTAAAATCTTATTCTTCTCTAACACATATCTAATAACCCCAATATCTATTTCGCTTGAATATACACTATATCTTCTAATAATCTCGGCCATGTCAGTATAGAATTTTTGACTGTCTGATACATTATTATATTTACTTAAAAAAATGCTTATTAACTCTTCAGTATTTATAGATTTTTTAATATTAAAGAAAGCTTTTATTTCATCAGCTGATTCGCTTATCCATGATTCCAATTGTGCTCCATGACCTTCTAACGCTGATTTTAAAAGAGTTTCAAAAAATGTTCTTGTTTCTTCGGACTGTTGTTTTCTACCAGCGTTTGTAAGAATATCAGGGCGTATCTGTATATTGCGTAAATATTTCTGTTTTTTCTCTGTATCTATTCCTCCTACTAATAAGTCTCCTACACCATTACGAAGTTGTGTAATAAATGCTTTTTCATCTGTGGGCTCGCCAGACCCTCCAAACATATTAAAAATATTAGATACTAATCTTGGTTGACTATGATGAAGTGCTGCGTGATATAATGCACTATAAAAGCAATTTCCATCCGACAGTTCATCGTCGCCAAGTTTAAACATTTCATTACTATCGGCAGGACATTTATGATCTATTTCCACATATTCTGTTTGCGAAATTGGTCGTGCTGTAGCAACTGGAGCTGAAGCTGAAAGAATTCCAGTTCCTGGAGCAGATACTTGAACTCTTCCAGAAAGTAAAGGAATACTAGCTGTAGCTTTAAGAGTTGCTGTAGGATTTAAAAGAGTAGCTGGAGCTGGGGCTGGAGCTGGGGCTGCATCTTCAAAAGGATCTTTATTTACAGCAGTTGGTTTTATTTTATTATTTTTATTTATTTTTGTTTGAAGTTTTTTCGCAGCTTCAGCTATTTTTTCCCTTAGTTCATCCATTCCCTTCTATTCTATAGCAAGTAAATGTTCTATAGCATAGATACGTCCAAGAACACGGGCATAATCTTCCTTTTTCGCCTTTGTTCCTTCCAACGGACGCACTTGAATGCCTTTTTCTACGCTTATTCGTTTCATATCATCAAAACTTTCCTCTGACACAGGCCATTCAATCTTCCAATCTTCCTCTCTATCGGAAAGCCATTCTCCTAAATTCAAAGGGCAAGATTCACTAAAATCTAAAACATTTTCACATCGTGAATCTACCCAAATAGTTCGCAGAGATTTTGACCATGCTCGTAAATCTTCAGGCATCGTCCAAACCGTTTTCTTGTCTTCATCATAACAAACAGTTTGAACGTGTTTCAATGCTAATAAAATACGTGCAATTGCTTTTGTTTGTTCTTCATTTGGTTTCATGGAAGAGAGGGCATCACCTATTTTTGCTTTCGTAAGTTTTCTATTTCCTTTTAACACAGATAGAGCTTCTTGTTGAAGAGCAAACGATTTATCACGAACTTCCGTTGCTCTATAATTTGTTCCAGCAATTGTCATTAATGGATCTTCCAATAATAACCAGGCTGTTAATAATCTTGGTGGGTCAAGAGGACGTTTATTCACTCCCCATTGATTCTCACTCTTTGTTAAAGTAATCATATCACGTTTTGTTTTTGTGAATGGCTGTGGGCAAGAATTCTTGAAAGGATTCTTGTCTATTGCTTTAAAAAAGTCTGCTAGACTCATTACATATATTATGTAAATCCACCTTAGACCTCCGTATAATTTACAAGATCGGTAAGTTCTTTTTCTCGGACTTCAAAATTTGCTCTGTTTTCTTTACAAAAATTAATAAGACTTTTTATTTTATTTAAAGTATCTGATTTGATTGAAAGTAAATCAAAAAACATTCCATTGCGATTCTCACTTATTTCTTCAGAATTTCTACGAAGAAGTTTATATAATTCTTCTAATTCGGTCCGGTTAAATGTTTTTATTTCTTCATACATTTTTTTTCGTAAATCATACTCTGTGTCTTGCACGCTATTCATTCTAATCATTCATTCTTCTTCTAAAGCATTTTATACCGCACTTATCTTGCCCCCCCGCCAACAAATTCTTGCTTCTCTCCCTCCTCTTCTGCCTCTTCTGCCTCTTCTGCTTCTACTTCTGCCTCTTCTGCCTCTTCTGCTTCTGCCTCCTCTTCTGCTTCCTCCTCTTCTGCTTCTGCTTCCTCCTCTTCTGCTTCTGCTTCCTCCTCTTCTGCTTCTGCCTCCTCTTCTACTTCTGCCGCTTTCGCAAAGTTATTCAATGTTTGGATATATTCGGCAATACTTAGAATATGTGTATCATTCACTTGAAATCTAGACTTCTTAATCTCTACACGAATCTTATCTCCAATTTGAATCGCTTCAAATTTCTCATTCCCAATATGAAGATCGCGAGGAATCATAATGCGAATTGCATCATTTATAATTACGTATAAACCCATTTTGTTTTTCTTAATGACTTCACCATCCACTTGTAAGCCTTCAGGAGGATTTAGAACTTTCCCTTGTGCTTTTAAATAATAAATAAAATCGGATGTAAACCTGCCCTTTTCTACAGAACCCATTGACCTGCTTAATAATTCTAAGCTACCAGGAATTACATATCCATGGCTAGAACATTTTCCTTCAATATTCTTCTTTAGCTTTTCTAGAAGGAGTTCATCAAAACTTGTAATTTCTCTTGATAAATCTCCAGGGGTTAATGTTACTTTGTCTTCAAATATAGAAACCTGTTCCATTCTGACTAATACTATTTCACATTTTTAAATTCACTTTTTACTCGCGCTTGCCCTTAGGCTCCGCCTTACCATAAAGGATGGCTTCGCCTTACCATAAAGGATGGCTCCGCCTTACCATAAAGGATGGCTCCGCCTTACCGTAAAGGATGGCTGCGCTTAGGCTGCGCTTACCGTAAAGGATGCCCTCGCAATTTCGCCTCTAACGGTCTATAAAACCATCGCTTTTTCTTAATTTCCAATTTATCCATATAACGCAATGCTAAATCACAGACCGTACATATACGAATTGAATTTTGTATTCTACGTTTTGCAAGAGTATCTTCATTAAATCCTAAATCATTTTTACCTGCTTCTTTTAACTCTTTTCCTATTTTTAATAAAAGTGTCATTGGATGTTCCGTCCTAGAATTATTGGCACATTCTAATCCTCTTCCTAATCTTGGTTGTGTTCGCCCCCCCCCAGAAGCAGGAGGAGCCACAATCTTAAATACAAATTTACTTTTCTTGGGATTGAAAATAATAAATCCATATTCAAATCCTGTAGATATTTTATCTATCACAGGCTTCAATAAAATAGGATCATCTTCTGAAGCACGTGCCAACACTTCACTCACGGCTTTCGAAGTTTCTTCCAATTTACCATCTTTTATAACAAAATATTCAATCATATTCTGATAATTTATCAGACGTATATAGGTATCTCCATCCAATTCCCATTTCAAATGATCGATTGTTTTAGATATAGCATCTTCTTTAGCATCTAAGTTTATTAATTCCTTCTTTGTCCCATGTGTAATAAATTCATCCCAGAAAAAATCAATGACACACTCGGCAAATTTGTCTCTAGCATATTCATCAGCCATTATATTCATATAAATCCATACAATCATCTCAACACGCTCTTGCTGCGCTTTGAAATTTCCTTCTGATTCAGAAAGAGTTGATATATGATTTAATAATTCCAACGGCGGCGTTTTCTCAGCGGTCCCAGCTCGTATTTCATCCGCCCATTCTAGAACATTATACCATAGTTGTTCGCTATCTTCATTACCAATCGTAACCTTCTTTGACACAGCCTCTCCAAGTATTTTACTTACATCAATACTTTCTTTCTTTTCTTTCTCTATAAATTTAGGAACATAATCATCTCGTTTAATAGGAATTTTAGCAACACGTATCGCAATTGGTATTGATGTATCTTTTATACTATCAGGTTGAAATACATATAAGCCATTTCTATGAATTAGACGACCTGTGCGAAATTCATCTAAATTCAAACGAAATTCTTTCTGCTCAACCATTTCTTCTAATAAACTTATTAACAAAGGCCGAGGAATTGTGTTAAAATGTTGAGCAAGAGAATCAAACGTTAGAAACATTTGTTCTTCCACTCCAAATAAATTTTCAATATATCTTCGCAGCGTATTCATCTGATATCTCGCTGTATACTCATCATAGGTACTTGTATCTTGTTTATCTAATTCTAAATCTGCAGTTATTTTATCAGAATTAAAATAACAAGAATAATCACATGTATCTAACCAATCACATAGTGGTGTAAGAGGAACATCATTCCTATTTACATTTGTTCTCTTATTTCCTTGGCTATCAAATAAGAAAGATATTGGGTCTAATCCTGTTACTAGAATGGCATCTCTGTTTAACGTACAATCCATGGCATTTTCCTTTAACACACGCGTCACATTTCCAACAACAATCGCTTTTCTCAATGCTGTTCTATATGAATACATGTCTATGCTTTCTGTATCTTCCTCTGTTAGATATTTGTTCACGAGTAATGTAATTGTACAATTGCGTTTTGATTCAGGAAGTGCAGCATGCGAGCAATTACGTATACCACGACCCACAATCTGTTCTAGTTTATTTAAATGATACCAACTATCAAATACGACAATATTGCGCACATATCGCAAATCAAGACCTTCTCCTGCTATTTGCGAGCCAATAATTACTTTCACTTCATTTCCATACATGTTTGTTGATGAACGAGAGGCGGTTATGGCTTTTGAATTATCTGGAGAAATTTCTTCAGAGCCTGTGAGTAAGACGTATTTTGCTGGTTTAAATGTATGGGCTTCCACGCCTTTTTCAGCATCTTCAGGAACTGACCCATGTCCTTTTTCACTCCTTTCACACAAAGCACATTGAAGTCCATTTGGCCTACGATGATCGTTTGCGAGAAGTTGGCTTCGTGTTGCATTTGTATATCCATTCGCTTCTAATGCGAGAGCGATTGATAAAGCTCCACTTGGTACAAAGCGACTATATACAAATACTACGCCTTTTGCTTCTTTTATTATTTTCACTAATGCTGCACATTTTGCACTGGCACTTGGAAGATTTTCTTCCAATAACCATTCTATACCAATCTCTTCTTTCGCGCGAAATTGGACGACAGACCCTCTTTTTTCTCTTTCAAATGTATTGTCAAAACCATCTTGTCTTACACGACTCAAAATATCTTCATCTTCAGAAAGGCTTGGAAAAATCCAATTTCCTGATTGAATTAATAAATCAGTACTGGCAATTCCAAGTCCTTCGCTGGATGATACGATTTCATCGACTTTGTTTTTATAGAGTGCGTCTGTCTCTTCAGTAAAGGAAGCCCCAACACAAGGAAGTTTTACGATTCTCCCTCGTTCTTCTTCAGAAATATCTTTACCATTTGGATATGTATGAGGCCATTCCGTTATTTTTTCATCGTCAAGAGGATCTAAGCGCAATGGAAAGGTTAGGGGGTTTTCTCCTCTCATAAATGATACATAACAGGATGCCACTTTTCCTAGCAATTTTCTCCCATTCTTTTCTCTATTAAATGCTTGTCGTTTTTGGTCAAAAATATCGTCAATATCAAGAGTTGGAAATTTATCATTTATTAACAATAAATTTAATAGGAAGACAATTTCAGTATAAGAGTTATACATTGGCGTAGCTGTCATTAATAATAAGGTAATACCTTCTGAAATTTGAAGAACTTCTTTTAAATATGGAGTTAGACGTTTTCCTCCTTTTGATTCGGCTGTATCCTCTGGAGAGATATCATCAATACTATCGTCTTCTTCTTGTGCTTGTCTTTCTTGTCCTTCCTCCTCTTGGCCTTCTTGTGCTTGTCCTCCTTGTCCTCCTTGTCCTTGGCCCTCTTGGCTTTTTCTTGAAAGACTAGCCGAAGATAAAATATCACGCAAATTGTGTGCCTCATCAATAATGATAGCACGATTTGAGAATTCATTGCGAATTATTTCTCGTTTTAAAGTCTCTAAACGCTCTGCGGGCAAATTCGTTGGAATTTTATTTAAAAGGCGTCGTATATGATTATAAAACGATGTATAGCCGAAAAACTCATATCTTGATTTGACAAGTCGTGCTACTTTGGATTCAATTACCTTTTCGTCTTTCTCATTATATGTGTTTGTCAATGATAGATATATATCGCCAGTACAACCACGATGAGAATTTCTCCCTTTTTTTGGAATGGTCAAGCCTTCTTTATCAAAAATTGTTCTACGAAATCCTTCTTGGATATTTGGCGGTGCAATGATATAAATTTTCCTCCCTGGATATGCCTCTAAATACGACTCGCAGACAGTTATAGCAGCACATGTTTTACCAACACCAACCCCATGATATAAAAGAAAAGAATTATAGGGTGTTCTTGGAGATAAAATACGTGATACAAATCGCTGAACGGAACTTAATTGAAAATCCTCAGAACTTCTACATTTATCTTCGCCCGTTTCCAAACTTTGTTTCACGGATTTCTGTTTTGATTCTTGAAATTCTCGTTTTCTTAATAATTTCGGTAAGAAATTAGGGTCGCTTATATCCGGATATACCCCACCATCAGCTTCCCATTGATCTTGGTCGGCCGATGGAAAAATATTAGCCTCTTGCATTTGTTGTAATAAATTATCTCGTTCATTCATGTCCTCTTCACTTCGCCATCTCTCAATAAGAGCTTGAGCTTCTGGAGAAGCAGAAGCCATTCTATTAGTTACTTTAGTAATTTTAATTACAAAAGTAACCATGCCACACTTCAGCCCTCGCAGTTCTAAGCCTTCTTTAAAGGATAAGGACACAAATTACGAAACAGAGAAGCGGCTCTTAATAATACTTCTCGTTTCTCTATATTTTGAGGACGAATACGTGCCAATCCTTCATCCAACGTCATCCACTTTATATCCCCAATCTCTTTTCTCATATGTTCATTTCCAGTGTCAAATTTTATCTCCAATTCCCTAGGAACCCAGACAATATAATATTTATGACAGTAATGAACGTTATTTGAGCCGAAGAATGACTCAATAAGAGGCTCCAGATTTTGAATAGGAATCACATCTTCTTCTTTAACACCAGTCTCTTCAAACATTTCACGCATCGCGCATACATAATCAGATTCTTGTGATTCTCTACGTCCTTTAGGAAATCCCCATTCAGGTGTATTAAATCCTGGATCACATGTGTCTGCAATGGAAAGAGCCGTCCATGTTTTTCCTTTGGAATCAACAACACCTTTCTGTATTTGTTCCCATTTTGTTTTTGCAATTTCATACTCATTCTTATAAAGATGTGAGCGATGTAAACCCCAAATTCCATTCCATAATTCTTCAAAAGGGCCGTCGCAGTATCTTCGCCGCTCATCTAATGTTATTCCATTCATATGAAGCCGAATATATTCTATATCATTCATTTTGTATTTCCCGCGAATTAATTCAATAAATCCTAAACTATCTCGCCGCTGTATTAATAAATATTCTAGAGTCTGTTTCTCCATTCCTGTAAGATTTCCTTGAGAATTTGCCAATTCTGATAAAAGGTCAAACCCTTCTTGGGGCCGAACCATTATCACGCCATAACTTGTAACTGGGGCAATACATTGGCGAAATGTATGCCCTTGCCCCCCGCAATTTGTACATGTATTCATGATTCCTATATACTATTACTTATTCTTCCTTTATGTCCGAGGAGTCAGACACGCAAGACAGCAAGAGACAACAGACAAGGCAGCGACAAGACACAACAAAAACAAAAACTCCGTAAATTGCTCTTATATTTTATATTTTTGTAACGATAGAATGCATATACCGCCAGAGATTTGGGGACCTTTTTTCTGGCATACCATTCATATTTCAGCACTTGGATATCCCTCTGAACCTTCCTACGCTCATAAAAAAGCCGCTAGAGAATTCTTTGAAAGTTTGAAATTCTTAATTCCATGTCCAATGTGCCGCGATCATTATATTCAACACATGGAAAAATACCCGATTTCTCCACATCTTGACAGAAAATCCGATTTATTCAAATGGACAATCCTTTTACACAATGAAGTAAATAAATCTTTGAATAAACCCGAATACACAATGAATCAGATATTGAAAGGATATGAGAGATTAGGTTCCTTAAAACGATCGCCAATATGGACGCCCGAAGATTTTGCCGAAGCAGATTGGAAAGCGAGAGTCCAAGGTGTTGCTCTCGGTGCTGGTGTAACAGGACTCGCAGCCCTTGTTATATGGATTGTAAGTCAATCAAAAGATTAGAGTGTCTATAGATAGATGAAGAAAGACACGGAACTCCAAAGTTTTCCCAAAGAAATTTATGAAGGACTACAGACTTTTAAAAAAAAGCCCTTGCATGTAAAAGCAAAGAAAGTAGTCGTTTCTAAATGTATGACCGATGAAGAAATCGCTAAAAAAGAAGGAAAGTATTTTGAAGAGAAAGATGTCGATACTATCTATGATGAAGACGTGGATGTCTATGCGAAAGATGATACAGGCGAGGAGAAATTGCTAGGAAAACTTAGGAAACATGTTATTGACCCAGAGACTGTTACAACAGGATGGGAAGGATTTTGGATTACTGCAGGACCATCACGAAATCGTGGTGCTGCAGCGGGGCCGATTGATACACATGGTAAATATTGGTCAAAAAGGAATCCTCAGAAAATTCAAGGACATTCGGCATATGATGGGAAAATGCGTGTAAATAATAACGTCTTTAGTTCTGTATTAGGTTATTTTGATGCCACACCCTTTATGAAACTCCCTTGTCGCCTAACATCATATACCATGCGATATTGGAAATATTATAAACATGGTCTTCCATTTATTCGTGCCATTGACGAATGTTTTGCCAAGTTAGTCCCCGATAGATATGCTTTACAAAGAAAAGCCGCCGAAGAGAAACCCCTTTTACACATTTCTGATACAGCATTTTCATCGGTTACAATTAATCGTAATTTTCGCACAGCACTCCACAAAGATGCTGGTGATTTTAAAGAAGGATATGGAAATTTATCAGTCATTGAGCGAGGTCATTACAAAGGTGGATATACTTTATTTCCTCAATATAAGGTTGGATTTAATGTGAGGACGGGCGATTTTTTGGCAATGGACGTTCATGAATGGCATTGTAACACTGAATTGGAAGAAAGTGCCGATGATAAAAAAGCAAATAAAGAACTTCCTAAAATACATAAAGATGATCCTGAGACAGGAACATTAGGTGCAGAGCGTCCTTTTAGCCGTGTATCGTTTGTATGTTATCTCCGTGATAAATTGAGAAAATGTAATAATTCAAATACACGAAAATATTTTAAGCAAATTGGATATAATTCAAAAGAAATGAGGTTTACTCGTAAAAAATAGAACATATGCAGAATCAGAATGAGTGTACCTTCTTCTACGACAGTTCCACAATTAGTGGCACCTTCTACGGCTGAAGAAATTTTAAAAGGAATTGGTTCGTATGCTAGAAGTGCTGCATATACAGCAAGTTCTTATGCCTCTTCTTACAGCTCTCGCTACTTAACTAGTGAAAATGGAAATTATACATTAAGTGTTCTTTTTTATATTGTATTGTATAGTTTTATTTTATTCTTAATTCTGGTTATTATTCATTTCAGTATTACACCCGTATTTAAATTTACACCAGGGGCAAAAGGTCTTGTTGGTGTTCCATCTTCAACCGATGATATTGTGTATTGGAATAAAAAATCTCAACCTTCTGAAATTGTTCCTACCGCAAATGATTCCATATCTACATATGAATTTGTGAAAAATTTTTCTTTTTCAGTTGATATATTTTTACGAAAAATTACTGATGCTGATATAAATAAACAGATTTTTTTATATTTGGCATATGAACCTCCTACTGATACTACAGTGGCAAATGTAAATTTAATAACTAATACAGATTTTGCACCTGTTTCAGGAACACCACTACCAACAACTCAGGCAGTTTTAGTAAAAAAATCTTACATGGGAATGTATTTAACAGAAACAAATGATCTTATTGTAACGTTTGTAAGTGGAGGAACTCCTTATAGTACTCGGCCTATTAAAAATATCCCCTTTTACACACCCTTTCGTATCACTGTTGTTGTTGAAGATAAATCATTTAGTGTTTTTATTAATGGACAACAAGCATTTCAACGAATTGTTCCAGGCGTTTTAACGTTTTCCCGTCCTGCACAAACACCACCATCATCAAAACTATTGAAATTTTATCCACCTCCTTTTGGACCACCTATCTACGTTCAAAATTTACATTTATGGCCTCGTGCAATTTCATATAAAGAAGTTCAACGCGCCCAACCTGCCTTAGCATTAGAAAGCGATTTTGGAAGTATGCCAACTGAATCTGTGTCAGGAACTTGTAGCTAATCGTCTTATTAACAAACATTATTAACTTCTATACTAAATAGTTAGAATGCTCATAGAAGCAATACTCTTTATATTTTTTGCATTAGCGTTGGCATATTTTATAACTATGCTGAATGGGAAAACAGCTACTTATAAAGGTATATCTGATTTTTATGAATTATCTAAACCGGGCCAAATTGTATTGGATAGTACAGAGTTACCATGGACTGGAAAAACAGCTTCTCTACGATTTGCTATATTTATTGAAAATGCTCCAAAAACATTGAAAAAGGTTGATTGTGTTGATG